ATAATGTTACAGGCTGCAGAAAACCAATTTCCACAAGCGACTAAAGTCAGATATTTGTTAAATAACTTTGCTGAGGCACATGAGATATCTAAGGCGAAATCTATTGAAGTGAAAACTCCTTTAGGATTCCCATTTAGACAATCATATGTTAAGACAGAGACTAGACAAATTGAATTGAATATGTCAGGTACAAAACAGAAGATGAAACTCGATGTTAGAGTTGAATTAGATGAGCTAGATTATGGTAAACAGAATCGAGCATTTGCACCTAATATCATTCATGCGATGGATGCATCACACAAATCTTTGGTTTCAAACAGATTATATCAGAAGTACGGGATAACCGACTTCAGTATGATCCACGATAGCTTCGGTGCTCATTTTGGTAATATGGATTTGTTACTAAAAGAAACGAGGCTTGCATTCCTAGAGATGTACGAAGGCAAAAACTTTATGAGATACTTATTCGATGAATTTAAAAAGAATGGTATTACTATGAAGAGATTTGTACGTACAGAGAAGGGAATGAAGATAAAGGACGGAAAGGGTGGATTTTTGACTGAGGATATTCCTCTATCAGAAATAGAAGATCTTGGAGATTATGACTTCAAGAACTTCGAGAAACTTGAGTATTTCTTTCATTAAAACTAACGTAAGTGACAATTACGTTGCTTACACAACTTAACCTCCCCAATGCGGGGCATATGGAGGACATAAAATGTCAACAATTAAAAATACATACAACAATATTGAAGATATTCCAGAAGGAATGGAATCACTTTTTACTGAGCAAGACGGTGTACACACTCTAACAGGTGTCGAAGGTGTCGTCGATAAATCTAGACTTAACGAATTCAGAGACAATAACATTCAGTTGAGAAAAGATATCGAAGCTCGTGAAGAAGCAGTAAGTGCAGCTGCAGCTGAGGCTGAAGCAGTCCGTAAAGAAATGGACGCACTTAAGAGTCAATTCTCTGGTGTTGATTTAGAAGAATGGAAAACAATTCAGGCGGAACGTAAAGCAATCGCTGAAAAAGAACTTATCGAAGCTGGTGAAGTAGATCAATTGATCAACTCACGTGTTAACGATGTTCTTGCTGCACAACAGAAAGAGTTGGAAGCACAGAAGATGGCTTACGAGAAGCAAATCTTGGGACTCCAAGACGAAGCAGTTTCTTATAATACACAATTAAATACTATGCTCGTGGACAACGAACTTGCTAAGATTGCAGGCTCACAAGGTGTTCGCTCATCAGCAGTTGAAGACCTGTTGAGTCGTGGTCGTAGTATCTTCCGTGTAGAGGAAGGAAAAGCTACAGCATTTAATGCAGAAGGTAGACCTATGTATGATGCAGATGCAGTTACACCACTTACTATCGAAAGATGGATGGAGGGTCTGACTGAGACTGCACCACACTTATTTGAAATGTCTACTGGAGCTGCAAGTGTGCAAGCGACAGATACTGCGGCACCAGTCGTAGCAGCAGCAACACCTCATGATGCAATTCTTGCAGGTATGGCTGCATTGAACAAGAAGTAATCTACACAGTAAAATCCCCTCTCAGGAGAAATCTTGAGAGGACATCTTGTTTACAAGTAACACAAAAGTCAGATATCGGTGATATTTGCAGATGGTGGAAGTTCCACCTGAATAGAACGACCGATTTATTGGTCATTACGATCAATTACATTGGTCATTAACCGTGCAAAAGCACATAACTATTCCACTCTGTGGATAATTTAAAAACTAATAGGAGAATGCAAAATGGCATCTTTAACATTATCAAACCAAAAACTACTTAGCAACGACATGTTGGTTGGTGGTATAATCGACTCAATCGTAACTGTAAACCAATTCTACGCTGCTCTACCTTTCGCAGGTATTCACGGCAACGCATTGGCATATAACTGTGAGAAAGCTGGAACTGACCAGATGACTCTAGTTTCTGTTATGGACACTGCAGGTTCAACAATCAATAAAGACCAGCAGGAATTCACACGTAAGTCAACTGAACTTACAACTATCATCGGCGACGCTTCAGTAAACGGTCTTATTCAGGCAGTTGGAAGCGACATGATGAACGCTACTGCAGTACAAGTTGCAGCTAAAGCAAAAGGTGTTGGACGTAAATTCATGGACCTAATGATCAACGGTACTGTTGCAACTTCTGCAACTCACGGTGCTACTGGTTTTGACGGACTTGCTGCAATGACTGCAGTTACTCCAACTCTAGACGCAAACAGTGCAGACGTTCTTGCTAAGCTTGACGTTCTTATCGACGCATGTTTAGACAAAGACGGTATGGTAGACTACATCATGACTAACTCTACAGGTGTTAGAATGATTACTGCTGCATTCCGTGCTGCTGGAACTGGCTTCGACATGATGGACGTTAAAACTTCATCTGGCGCAGTTGCTTCAATCCAAAGCTACAGAGGTGTTCCGATTTACCGTAACGACTTCATCGCTTTAGAAGACAACGCTGACACAGACTCAGTTGTAAACAACGCTCCAATCTACGTTGGTACTTTAGACGACGGTTCTTTGAGCCACGGTATTTCTGGTCTTACTGCAAGCAAATCTGCTGGTATCCAAGTTCAGAAGCTAGGTGCTCGTGAAGATTCAGACGCTGAAATCACTCGTGTTAAGTGGTACGTTGGTCTTGCTCATTTCTCAGAATTAGGTCTAGTTAAAGGTTCTCTATAATCTTATATTTAAGTAAGGAGGTATCTTATGTCTAAATTTACAATCAGTGAAATGGTTGAATACGTAGACTCAGCAACAAGCTACAACACGTTTTGTGGCTTAGAGTATGCGGATGAGTATCATGGTCGCAGGTTGAATAATGCTCTTTGGAGAGCAGCAGACGAAGATACTAGAACTTCAGCTCTATTTTGGGCAACCGATATATTGAATAGACAGGATTGGCAAGGCAATCCCGTATCTTACTCACAGTCACTTATGTGGCCACGTAAGTACGTGCCTAACCGCCTGTCTACTCATCGTAAGTGGGATAAACATGGGTTCTTTGGTGATTTCGATACTATTCATAATATTGAATATTTACCAGAGACAGTAATTCCTTCAGAAATACAAGACGCTACTGCAGAACTAGCACAGTTTCTACTCGCAAGAACTGAGACTGGAAAAGATCAAGCAGCAGCAGGAAACGACCAACTTGAGAACCTAACTTTAGGTGGACTCTCAATGAGCTTTAGAGAAGAAGATAACTATAGTTCGGACATACCGCCAAATGTGTATTTCCAAATTAAAGATTTCTTAAACTCTATCGTTGAGGGTGATGCATCTGTTATAGGGGCACAATCGGTCGCATTGAGAAGGAAGTAATCATGTCTATTAGCTCACGTATATCATCGGAGTTAATCAAAGTAGAAAAGATATTAAAACAAAGTGGTCTATACAAACAGTTTTCTTATGTAGAAAGAACTGATGTCGAGACAAGCTATAATCCAATCACAGGAGATCATGAATCTGATTCATCATCTACTACATATCTATTTAATGCAGTTGTAGTTAATACAAGAAGTGCAGATAGACTAGAGGCTTCGGCTTACAGTCTTTTATCTGACATTATTGTAATGGCTGCAAATATTGAATTTGATGTGAGACCAGGATTAGAGTTTACTCTTGGAACACAGGTCTGGAACATTTCATCGTTTACGTTGAATCCAGAGAACAGCATGTATGAGATTACGTTAGGGAGGAAGTAATGGCTAAGAAGATTGCTTTAAACAATTTGGGTAAAACTATATCTCAGGATATAAAAGCTCAGAGCGTATTAGAGTATAAAGCTTATGCCTTTGACGTCTTTCGTGAAGTAATTATTAAGACCCCCGTAAAAACAGGTAGAGCCAGAGGAAACTGGAACATCACTACGATGAGTCCAGACTTTGACACTACTACCAACACCTCTCCAACTCTAACAAACGACTTGGATCTAAACAAGTTCCCAACCGTATGGATTGCGAACGGTCTAGACTATATAGTCGACTTGGAAAGAGGTAAATCTAATCAAGCCCCTGTGGGCATATCATTGCCTGCACTTGCTGCAGTTAGATCAAGAAGGAGATAATTATGAAAACAACATTTGAAAATACTCGAATGATAATAGAGGAAAGATTGTTTAATACAACAGTCAATCCCAGGAAACATCCCTATTCGTTAACATCAGAATCTGGTGGGACACAAATAGAGATTATTGAGAATATGTCAATAAATTCAGTTGCATCTGACTCTACTGGAGTTAATGTTCTGAATAGTACTGCAAAGATATTCCGTAATGGAACAACTTTCGAGCAACCCAATACTGGCGATTTTATCGTTTTGTTTATTGCGGATGCAGGACACGCAAACACTACCTTTGGTGACCGTAATGGTAAAGCCTCTGGTGTATTGAAATTTCGCATCAATGTTCCTGAAGGACAACACCAAAGTACTCGTAATGCCAGACTTATAGCTGATGCTATTAACTTGCGTATGGGTATGACTTCTGGATCCGTTTCTAACGATCCTAGATTCTCTAACGGAGAAATTGGTGGAACTCTATTCATAGGTGAAGGTTCTTTACGATTGGTATCTGACAATGAAGACGGGTATCTAGTTTACGACCTCGACTTTATATACGACTATTACGACTAACCAATTAATTTAACTAACCATAAAATCTAACAGGAGAATAATATGGCAAATTTATCAAACAAATTCGTATCTAGCTTTTCAGAGCTTTATTTCGGAACTACTGATGTTTCAGGTGCTGCAGACGCAGCTGCTGTTGAGACTATCATAACTGGTTCTGATCACGCTAAAGTAACTTTAGTAGCTGAGATAGGAAACATTGCAAACGAAGCAAACGTTATTGACGTTCCTGAGTTTGGTGCAACTTTCCGTGGAAAGTTACGTGGTCAGCTTGACGCTGGTCAATTGGATTCAGTACTTTACTGGGCTCCAAGAAACACTGAGCATTTAGCTCTTAGAACTGCTGCTGAAAGTGGTTCAACTGTATACGTTACTGTTAAGTGGATTGACGGTGCTAACGTTGAATACGTAACTTTTAAAGGTTTCGTATCTAGCTTCGGTATTGACACTGCATTTGACGACGTTGCTAAAGCTAACGTTACTTTCATTATTGACGGTGCTCTAACTTTCGTTTCTGGTGCTTAATATCAGTTACAAAAGCTAAACTTAATCCTCAGTCCTTAATTGGGCTGGGGGTTTCTTAATTATTATATGGGAGATAAAATGAAAATTATCAGAGATATTAAAAGAGTTAATGGCGAGCTGCCATCACTCGAAGGACACACTCCACGTTGTGTTTATGGAGAGAATGCAGACGGTACAGATGCTCTAATCTGCTTTTGTCCTCCAGTAGAAGTCGCAGAAGTAAAGGAAGCTAAGAAAGTTGTAGCACCTAAACCTGCACCTGCAAAGAAACCAGAATCAAAAATTGAAACTGTAACTATCGAC